AGGAATTAAGAACTTCTGAACAAGAGGTTGTTAAGGAATTAGAAGATGCATATGGAGTAGGGTCAATCGACCTTAAAGAAGGTGAATTTATCCCTGCACCTGTAGAGGAAAAAGGAGCTGAAGATGAAGTTGTTGAAGAAGTAAAGTAAATATTTCAAACATACTTGGATAGAGAGGAGGGTTTAGATCCTCCTTTCCTATTTATATAAGAGAAGTTAAAACAAAATACATTATCTGTTTTACATTCCTGAACGATATTTATAATAAACTAAAAAACAAAATAGACCAGACATGGCAGAATCAATTATTTCCCCAGGTGTATTTGCAAGAGAGAATGATGTCTCTTTCATCAATCCAGCTCCAGTTGAAGCAGGCGCCGCTATTTTAGGCCCAACCGTAAAAGGTCCTGTTCTTGAACCAACTATTGTTACATCTTATAATGAGTACAAAAGAAAGTTCGGAGAGACTTTTATTTCAGCATCAACTAATCAAGAATTTTTAACATCTATAGCGGTAAAGAACTACTTCCAACAAGGAGGTAACACTATGCTGGTTACTAGAGTAGTAAATGGAACATTTGCTCCAGCTACGAGTACCCACATTTCATCCTCTGACGCTTTAAGTGTAGAACCTTTCGTATTAAAAACATTAGGAAAAGGAACTTTATTTAACGGTTCTACAGGAGTAACTTCACCAGGAGACGAAATCACAAACAGCGGTGGAGTTTTAGTAAGCGGATCAGAAGATAACATCAGATGGGAAATAACTAATGTAGATAAGAAAAAAGGTACATTCACTTTATTAGTTAGAAAAGGATCAGACAGTCATAATGCTAAAATAGTATTAGAAACGTTTAATAACGTATCATTAGACCCACAATCATCTAATTATATAGAAGCTAAAATTGGTACACAGTATAGAAGCCCGGCAACAGACGGATCTAAAGACTATATCAAAACTTTTGGAGACTATGTTAATAAGTCTAATTATATTTATGTATCCTCTGTAAATAATCAATTACCAGGGTACTTATTAAATGACGGTATAACTGTACGTAGCGACGAGTATACAGGTTCATTACCAATAAACGAATCAGGATCATTCCACAGTGCAACAGGAAACATAGCACCTGCTTCTGCTAACTACTTTGGATCTATTTCAAATACAGATTCACAAGGAGTAAATGGATCAGATTATTCTACAGCAATTTCAATATTAAGCAATAAAGATGAATATATCTTTAATATAGTATCTGCACCAGGTCTTATATACAGTAATGCAGCACAAGGAAGCGCATTAGACAGTATTATTACTTTAGCAGAGCAAAGAGGAGATTGTATCGCAGTAGTAGATTTAGATAACTATGGTTCTGGAGTAGCTGATGTAACTTCAACAGCAACAGGATTAAATAGTTCTTATGCAGCTGCTTACTGGCCTTGGGTACAAGTAAAATCAGCAACAGGTAGAAACGTATGGTCACCAGCTTCAGTAGCAATACCAGGAGTATATGCATTCACAGATAATAGTTCAGCACCATGGTACGCACCAGCAGGACTAGTAAGAGGTGGAGTAGTAGGAATCATTCAAGCAGAACAGAAATTAACAAGAGGTCAAAGAGACTTATTGTATGATGGAAAAGTTAATCCAATCGCTACTTTCCCTGGACAAGGTATCGCAGTATTTGGTCAAAAGACATTACAAACTAAAGCATCAGCTTTAGATAGAGTAAACGTTAGAAGATTGTTAATTGAACTTAAGAAATTCTTAGGAGATCAAGCTAGAAACTTAGTATTCGAACAGAACACAGTAGCTACTAGAAACAAATTCTTATCAATCGTTAATCCTTATTTAGAATCAGTAGTACAAAGACAAGGTCTTTATGCTTTTAGAGTTGTAATGGACGATACGAATAACACAGCAGACGTAGTAGACAGGAATCAGTTAATTGGTCAGATATTTATTCAGCCAGCAAGAACAGCAGAATTTATTGTGCTAGACTTTACAGTTGAACCAACAGGCGCAACTTTTAACGGATAATTTAAAAACAATATATTTATAATAAAGTAAATACAACATGGCAGTATTAGATCCAAACGAAATAATGTTTAAAGCCTTTGAACCAAAGGTACAGAACAGATTTGTAATGTATATCGATAACATTCCTTCCTTCATGGTTAAGAATGTTAAAGCACCTTCCTTTACCGATAACGTTATCAAGTTAGACCACATCAATTCATATAGAAAAATTAGAGGAAAAAGAGAATGGGACGATATGACCATGACTCTTTACGATCCAGTAACTCCTTCTGGAGCACAAGCCGTAATGGAATGGGCAAGATTAGGATACGAATCGGTAACAGGTAGAGCTGGTTATTCTGATTTCTATAAAAAAGACTTAACTTTAAACATATTAGGACCTGTAGGAGACATTGTAGGTGAATGGATCATTAAAGGAGCTATCCTAACAAACGGAGACTTTGGACAATACGATTGGACTTCAGATGAAGCTGTAGAGATTGGTATTACAGTTGCAATGGACTACTGCGTATTAAATTACTAGGAAATTACTTACTTATTATAAAGACCCGGATTTTATCCGGGTTTTTTGTTGGCTCTAAACTTTTTTCTTCGTATATTTATTAGTATAAACAAGTTATAACTAAATAAAATTTATGGAATCAAAATTTTCACTACCAACTGAGAAAGTAGAACTCCCTTCTAAAGGTGTACTTTACCCAAAGGATTCTCCTCTATCAAGCGGAGATGTAGAAATGAAGTACATGACTGCTAAAGAAGAAGATATCTTAACAAATCAAAACTACCTTAGAGATGGAACTGCTGTGGATAGGTTATTAAAATCCCTATTAGTAGACAAAAGTATTAAGTTTAATGATCTTCTATTAGGAGATAAGAACGCTATAATGATAGCAGCCAGAGTTCTATCCTACGGTAAAGATTATGAGATTATGTATGAAGATACAAGTTATACTGTAGATTTATCTAAACTTAAAAGTAAGTATCTTGATGAAAGTCTTGTAAAAGAAGGTAAAAATGAATTTACTTTTCAACTACCCAATACAGATACGGTTGTTACCTACAAACTTCTTACACACGGAGATGAAAAGGCAATAGACAGGGAAGTAGAAGGTTTGAAAAAATTAGATAAAAAATCTGATACAAGCAGTTCCACTAGATTAAAATATATGATCACTTCTGTAAACGGCTTATCAGAAACAAAAGATATTCGTGATTTTGTAGACAACTATCTATTAGCAAAAGACGCAAGAGAATTAAGAAAAAAATATTTAGAAACTTCACCAGATATAGATATGGTGACAACAGTAGATACCGTAGACGGTGGCCAGGAGGACATCGAAGTGCCTGTCACTTTACGGTTTTTTTGGCCTGACCTCTGATTATAGAATAAAACTTTTCTCTCAAATACACGATATAGTGTTTCATGGCAAAGGTGGATACGATTGGCATACAGTATACAATATGCCAATATGGTTAAGAAGGTTTACTTTTAGTAAAATACAAGATTTCTTTAACCAACAAGCCGATAAACAAGAAGAGGTACCTAATAAAGCTAAAGAAAGGAAAATAAAAACTCCTACTTTCAGAACTAAGGCTTCTAACTAATAGAGGCCTTAGCTATTTATATAATATATAAGTAAATATGGAAGATAAACCCAAAGATAGGATAGACGAAATGAATGATTTGCGTAAAGCAGGATCAGAGTTTGTTGATATCCTAAAGCAGATGAAAGCTGCTATGAAAGATGTAGGAAAAGAAACCGGCGAAAGTGCCGGGCAAATGGACTACTATACCAAGTTAGGTCAAGATAATGTTGATTTAGCTAAAAGGCTTTCTGTATTCTCTGCTTCTGATTTAAAATCAAAAACTAAATCAGCTAAATTTACTGAAACTTATAAAAAAGCGTTAGAAGGGCAAACTAGTCTTGCTAGAGAAGTAGATAAACTTTCAAAATCACAAATAAAATCTGATCAAACTAAAGCAGTTTTACTTAACGATCAATTACAAGCCTCTAGAGAATTAACAAAAGAAGCTAATAAGTTACTCAAATCTTATCGAAAAATAGATAATACGGTTAAGTTTTTTGATAAAGCAGATGATTTTATAAAGGATATACCTGTAATAAACAAACTATTTGGAGATTTCGGTACAGCTGCAAAAGCAGGTAGAGATGCTGTAGCAGAAACAGGTAGCAGTATGAAAGGTTTAGGCGCTAGTTTAACGTCGATAACTGGACTTATAGGGAAACTGTTATTTACTACGGCTATAGACGGTTTAAACCGATTTGACAAAGCTACTCAAGAGGTAAGAAAAACATTTAATGTTACCTCAAACCAAGCAGCTAAATTTAACAGAGACCAGATAAATGCACTTGAAGGTACACTTACTACAGCAAAAGACGCAAGAGAAGCAACAATTGCTTTATCTGAAGCATTAGGAACAGGAGCAATTGCAAGTACAAAGACTGCAGTAGTAGTTTCTAAAATGACTACGAAATTAGGTCTTTCTGCTGATGAAGCAGGAAACTTATATAGAATGTCTGCATTATCAGAAGGTTCGTTTAAAAATCAAACTAACTCAATGATAGGTACCTTAAAAGCTATGGATGCTGGTACTAAAGAAAGTATTAGGTATCAAGATGTCATGAAAGATATCGGATCAATGTCTAAAGCTACACTTCTAACCACTAATAAATTCCCAGGCGGTGTAGCAAAAGCAGCTTTCCAAGCAAGAAAGCTTGGATTATCTATGTCCCAGTTAAATTCCTCCGCAGAAGGATTTTTAGATTTCGAATCATCAATTGCAGCAGAAATGGAAGCTGAATTGCTTTTAGGTAAGAACCTAAACTTAGATAAAGCAAGAGCAGCCGCCTTATCAGGAGATCAAGCAACTTTAGCAGCTGAATTGGCTAAAAATGTCGGGACAGCAGCAGAATTTACTGATATGAATG